AAAAATCGTTGAGTATCTTAAAGGAGAAGCCGCATGAATAAAAAGGCTATCAAAAAGCAACTCATGGAAGAACTTGCACCAAAGCGTACTAAAGTAAAGCGCAGACGCAAGCCTATGACTGAGGAGCAGAAGAAAGCGGCGGCTGAACGCCTTGCTAAGGCTCGTGAGAAGCGTCAGAAGACAAATCCACCGAAGTATGCAAACATTCATCCTAGTGTGCTTGCAAAGGATGATGAGGATACGTTCTCACGAAAGAATGTGACTGCTTGGATCAAACATCAGAAAGAACTGCTGTCAGAGTATCGAAGACAGGAACGAATGAAGATGAAGGGTGCGCCTATGAAGGTTGCTGATTGTGTTGCATACATTCGACACTGTGAGTGGTATCTCAAGAATGGTGATTGGATCGATGGTTACTATGGTAAAGATGCGGATAAGAAAATCAAAATGCGAACTGTTGTGCCATCTGAAACAACTAAATACTCTGAGTAGTAAGGAGTTTTGAATGAATGTAATCAAGTTTCCTAAGACCAATCCTCGCATATCCACCGAAGCATCTCTGAGTGAAGTGCAAGAGAAAATCGAAAAGGCAAAGCAGAAGTATGTCAATGCTCTTGTCGATCATCACTCAAGTCAACTATTAGCAAATATCTGTCTGTCTGGTATTGAAGTCGAAACGGACGACTTTATGAAGGATTTTGCTTTCACTGTCGAAACACTTAGATCATCCATGTATCGAAGCATGGGTATTGAACATCCACTCCAAGAACAAATCGATGAAGCAGTATCTTTGATAGAGACAGAAGAAGACGAAGACTTCAGCGATGAGGCTCTCATGCAGTGGGATGACGATGACGATGAGTAACACTTACACTCAACGTCAATGGGATAGAGAAGTGGGGTATGGTGTAGTGCCTAAGGAGTATAGAATGTCAAGTGAGGATTTATTGATTGAACGTATTTTGACAAATGAGTTGTTGCGAATGGAATCATTACAGAAAGGTCTGTATACTGATCAGGATGTGGTTGTTCGCAACTGGATGGAAAAACGCATAAAAGACTTGACAAAAGGTTCAGAATAGTTTATATATAATATAGGATGAAAAACGTGAGTAAGGATTATGATACTCTTGGACTTGAATCAGGTGATGATTTCAAACCTGATGATGCAGATTGGAAACAATCGTAATAATGAAATCGATGAAGACCTTGTACGACACATGGTGCTGAACAGCATCAGATTGTACAAAGGCAAGTTTGGCAATAAGTTTGGTGAACTCGTCATCTGTTGTGACGACAAGAACTACTGGCGCAAACAAATATTTCCCTATTATAAAGCACACAGAAAAAGTGACAGAGAGAAGTCACCATTAGATTGGAACAAAATCTTTACAGTTCTGAACACCATTCGTGATGAACTGAAAGAGTCTTTTCCATGGCGTGTACTTCAGATTGAAACCGCAGAGGCCGATGATATCATTGGTACTCTGTGTCATCGTTTTGGTAAAATACTCAAAGCAGATGATGATGAACCCATTTTGATTTTGTCTGGTGACAAAGACTTTGGACAGTTGCAGAAATACTCAAATGTCGAACAGTTCTCACCGATAACAAAGAAGTGGATTCGAATTAACAATCCAGAAGCATTCTTGCGTGAACATATTATGAAAGGTGATAGAGGAGATGGTATTCCTAACTTTTTGTCTGGTGACAACTGTATTGTCGTTGGTCAGCGTCAGAAGCCACTTATGTCAAAGAAACTCGACACTTGGATTAGTCTTGATCCAGTAGACTTTTGTAATGAGGTTATGCTAAGAAACTACAAGCGTAACGAGGCTCTAGTAAATCTTGATATGATTCCTGATGAAATTCAGGAGCAGATAAATAATCAGTACGATGAATATCAGATACCTGATAGAAAAGGTCTACTGAACTATTTTATCAAAAAGCGATTGAAACATCTTATGGAACATATTGGAGAATTTTAATGAGACAGACCTTCTACGAGATTTTTACAGAAGTAGAGAAATGTAAAACTAAGAAAGAGAAGATTGCGAAACTGAGAGAATATAGTGGCGCACCAATGAAGCAAATCCTTGGCTTTACATATGACCCAAATGTAAAGTGGTTATTACCAGAAGGTGATCCTCCGTACAAGCCGGTTGCTGTTGGTATTGAAGCAGAGGGTAGATTGGTCTCAGAGTTGAAAAGATTGTATATATTTGTTGATGGTCCGACCGACACACAGAGAAATTTGAAACAGGTTCGCAGGGAACAACTATTCATTGAGTTGTTGGAATCTGTTGATCCGGGCGATGCTAAAGTGCTACTTGGTATGAAAGATGGTAAGTTACCATTCAAGGGCATTACTAAGAAACTGGTAGCAGAAGCATTTCCTAATCTTGCTAAAAACTGGTGAAAGGATGATAGGTCGCTACTATGGCTAAAAATAAAAAGTCTCCCCAGACAGAAGATGAAAGAGGCTTCAAGCGTATTAAAGAACAGCGTAAATCGATTAAGAATTTCAAAACGCACCTGAAAGATGCGGCTGAACTATATCTAGAGGATGAAGAGTTTGACGATGAAAACAGCATTTATCATAGGGAACGGCGTTAGTCGAAAACCTGTTGATCTGAATAAACTTGTTGGTAAAGGAACCATTTTTGGTTGTAATGCTCTTTATCGTGAGTTCAACAAATACGACTATCTAGTTTCAATCGACAAATCTTTTCAGACTATCATTGAAGCTAATGATGAAGTATTTGGAACAGATGATCGAATCATCTTTCCACCAGATGATGAGTGTTGGGAAGATGCTGAATATAGTCCGAATCGAAGACGCAGTAATGCTGGTATGAATGCAATGCTTGAAGCGATTCGCAGAGGTCATGATAAACTGTATTGCTTGGGTTTTGATTTTTTATTGAAAGACAATGAGTTATCTGAAGATAATCTGTTTAAGAATCAGGCAGGATATGGACCAGAAACTCATGCGAATCACCAAGATAATGTTCATCGAATTGCATATTTAGAGTGGTTCATGCGTAAACATCACAAAACAAAGTTCACTTTTGTTCTACCAGATAATGAACAATTTCAAACACTTACTGCCCCAAATGTGACAGGCATATTTATTTCAAAATTTATTGAAAAAAAGTGTTGACATATATCTCTCCAGTTGCTATAAAGTATATGTAAGTTAGTTAGTGATTCGCAAAGAGAGAGAGACATGACAAAAGAAACGATTTTCCTTGATGCCCAGAACGGTGCTGTTGCTGTCTACAAAGGTGTAGCAAATCTTGTCGGTCTTGCCAAGAACGGTAAGACACTCAAGTACATCTTTGACACTTACAACATTGACTATATGAATGACACTGTGTTCTTTCAGAGTAGCATGGACTTTGCTGATGAAAACGGCTTTGCTACCGCTGACGGTGCTGTACAGATTGTCAATGAAATGATCAACGAACTGGAGACTGTATAATGACTGCATTTGCTGTGAAAACTTCTGTTCTCGAAAACTATGCCGCTCAAGATGATGATTGGGATGGTGTGGCTACTCGCTGGAAAGTCAAGCCTGGCTCTACTTACATCGTTGAGACTGCTTGTATGCCAGATGTTCGTGAGGTTATGTCTCTTATCTGTGAAGAGAACAATGCTCTGATTGAGCGTGTCGAGTCGATTGATATGGTAGAAGATTCTAATTATGAATCTGAGTTTGTCAAATCACAGAAAGAGTATGATCCTGATGGCTGGGATACTCTCTATCTTGATCCTGTCATTCGCCGTGGTAAGAATGCTCATTGGTTCATGAAGCGTGGTTACATTGCTGGAACTCGCTTGAAGCATGAAGAAAAATATGCTCATCTCGCAGGCAAGTTCGTAGGTTGGGTTGACAATCTGAATACTGGCAAGTGTGTCGTCAAGATTGAGGGTGACACTAGGGAGACATTATAATGAATGGTGATATTGGTTTAGCATGGGAGTTATTACAGCCCTTGATAATCATGAGTGTCACAATCGGTGTGGTTCTTGCAGTTCTGTTTGGTTTTATCAGAATTGGTTTCAAGTTAGCACCATGGATTGTGGTAGCGGCACTAGCAGTTTGGTTTTTTGGAGGCGTCTAATGGGATACAAAGCAAAAGTTTCTTGGGATGAGTTGAAAACAGAAGGCGTTCTGAAAGGACTCTATGTTCCCAAATCAATCAAGTGTGTCTCTTTGAAAGAGGCTTTTACACTTGCTTCAGAGTTGAAGAAAGAAAACGCACAAAGCATCAAAATTGAGAGGTACAAAAATGCTGTTTAAATCATATATCGATTTCGATCCAGTTTGCGATTATCAAGGCTTCACCCTTGGTCGTTTTAGTCATGATGATTCTGATGGATTTGGAAAGTATGATTACGATGTCTATCAGATTGCAGAGCATATCACCTATGATGATGGTCCTGAGATAGAGACATACTTTCATATCAAGTCGTTAGATATTAGCCCATATGAAAAATCTGTTGAAACGATTAAAAAAGTCTTTAAAGAGTATATCGATGATTTTCTTAAACTAAATCACGGATTGGAAAAATCTCTATGATAGAACTAGGATTACTTTTGTTTATAGCGTTGTGTTCATACGCATCCTATAAACATGGATATAATGATGGTGTTCTCACCGGTGTTGATGGCACCATAAAACACTTTGCGAGGCACGGTCTTTTTTTGAATGATGAAATGAAACAAGCACTTGACAAACTAGAGGAATAGTGCTACTAATAGAAGTAAAAAGAAGGAGTAATTCGTTATGGGAAAAGTAAGTGATCTAATGATCGAAGCGCAAGAGTTTGTTCTAGGATATATGGATAATGAAGGTGCTTTGTTTATAACAGAGCCTGAACTATATACTCTAGCACATCAGTATCATGGAATCTTCTTTGCTGATTGTGTAAAGCAAGCATATAAGGATATGATGGAAGGTTGGTAATATGAAAGATGTAGGTGAAGGACCCTTTAAACAGGGTTTACAATCTGACAAGACTGGTATTCAACGAGAGACTTATTCTCGTATCATTGAGCGTGATGGTATGATGTTTGAAGAACGCTGGACACGACAGTGGTTTGGTGATGAGAATTATGTTGATCATTTCAGTTCAATGCCTATTAGCAGGACTTGTTGGTAATGAAAAGAATTGACGAACTGACAGTATGGAATAATTTTGTCAGTACAAGATGCATTCTATCAGAAGTAGAACTTGATACTATCAAAGCACAGTTCAGCGAAGAGAACTGTATTGATGCTGGTATTGGTTCTACTGATTCTAATATCTCTGTAGATAGAGAGTATCGATCATCC